GAACGCAGTCCTCATCAGTTCTGGGGTATCGGTGTCCCCCGCATGATGCGCGACTCCCAGAGTACGATGAACGCCGCCGTGCGTATCTGGCTCGACAATTTAGCGCTTTCATCTGGTCCTATGATGGAAGTCAACACAGATCTTTTGGCTGCTGGGGAAGATCCTACAGACATACACCCATGGCGCGTATTTTTGCGTGAAGGTGGTGATGGCTCTATGCCAGCCGTGCGCTGGTATCAGCCAGTTGCCAATGCCAATGGGCTAAACCAAATCGTGGAATTGTTCCGGCGTTTTGCGGACGAGACCACTTCGCTACCGAGCTACACGCACGGTCAGCAAACTGCGTCGTTGAATAAGACAGCGACGGGCATCTCCATGCTAATGGGTGCGGCTAACGTCGCACTGAAGTCAACGATCAAGAACATCGACGACTTCTTATTGGAGCCTATGATTGAAGGCTTGTTTCACTGGAATATGGAATACAACCCACGACAGGATATTAAGGGCGACCTTCGTATCGTAGCTCGTGGAAGCACAGCACTCGTGCAGAAAGAAGTGCAAAGCCAGCGTCTTTTGCAGTTCCTCTCGCTGGTATCAAACCCGATGGATTCAGCTCTTATAGATAGAAACAAGCTACTGCGTGATATCGCGCAGACCTTAGACATTGATCCCGATGACGTGATCAAGAGTGAAGAGAGGTTACAAGCTGAGCAAGCAATCCAGAATCAAATGCTCGCTGGAATGCAGCAAGGCGGTGCTGGCGCTAACCCTGAAGCCGGAATGGCAGCAGGTCCAGCAGCTCCTAGCGTCCCGATTGGATGACGCCAGAGAGCGCCTAGAAGCGGCAGACGAGAAAGATTTTCGGTTCGAGCAGGGGCGCGTCCTTGAGTTGCGCTTCATTCTTGAGCTGGAAGAAACGGCGAAAGCCACCCTTGAACGAGATCGGACCCGTAAGCGGACATCCGATTTCAATTAACGGACATCCTTAGAGGACCCGAAAAATGAGCAGAAACGATCCGGCGCGACTAGAAGCCGAAGCAAAAGAGTTATTGGAGCAATATCAGAACGCGGCGAAACCGACTCCCGTTGAGGAACAACCGGAAGTAGTTGAGGAAGAAGAGACGCTACAAACAGCCCCCGAGCCACAGGACACGGCTGAAGAACATTTTGCGGATGAGGCACCAGAGCAACCATCGGAAAGCGGCGAGGTGGAAACTTTGAGGTCAGCTTTAGAAAAAGCTGAGAAGGCAATGAAAGGAGCGCAGTCGAGAATGACCAAGGCTACGCAAGAGGCGGCAGAACTGCGAAAAGCAAATGAGCAGATGATGCACAACCTTGCAGAGCTTAAAGGTCAGCTTGCGGAGAAAGAGCGCGACACCCAGAAGCTGTCCCAGATACGGGAAGAATATCCCGATATCGCGGGTCCACTACTGGACGAGCTATCGAGAACGCAAGCAGAGGTTCAAAGTGCCAAGGAAGCTTTGAGCGCTCAAGAGCGTTACAGAGACGAAGAACGTCAAGCCCGTGCGGCTGAAGAGCATTTCGGACGCATTAGGTCAGTTCACCCCGACGTGGATGAACTTATTCAGTCTGCCGACTGGATGAACTGGCTTGAGGCGCAGGATGCATCTACCCATCAATGGGTGGAACAAGGTTCTTCGAATGACGTTAACGCTGTATTGAGTCGGTTCAAAGAAGACTTAGGCATGCGACCTCCGACGCCGCAAGAGCGGTCTCTGGAAAAGGCAAGAGCGGTTGCAGAACCGAAACTGCCGAAAGCCAGAAGCCAAAATGTTACTGGTGAAAAGCGAACATGGTCCGTCGAGGAAATCATGAGGATGCCAAACAAGGATTTTCAAAAGCATCAGCGTGACATTCTGAAGGCAATGGAGCAGGGAGCGATTCGCCGCTAATTCTCTTGTGAGGAATTATCATGGCTTTTTCATTTTTTAGTACGGGAACAACCTCTGAAGTAAATTTCATACCCGAGGTTTTCTCAAAATTATTGCAGTCTAAGTTCTATGCTCAGTCTGTTATGCCAGCAATCTCGAATACCGAGTACGAGGGCGAAATCTCAGGTCAAGGCGACAAGGTCACGATTCGTACAGTACCCGCTGTAACAATCAACGACTACGCCGGAACAGTCTCTACTCAAGAGCTGACCACTGGCACTGTCGAGCTTTTGATCGACAAGGCTAAGTACTACAGCTTCAAGGTTGATGACGTGTTGGCGGCGCAAGCCGACATCAACATGCTCGAAGCCGCATCTTCTGATGCCGCTGAAGGTATGCGTATCGCTGTTGAGACTGACGTTCTTTCGTCTGTTATTGCAAATGCAACTACAACCACAGCACAGACAACTATCACCTCTTCAAACATCTTGACCAAGATCCTTGAGATCTCTGAAGAGCTTGATGGGTTGAACATCCCAGAGGAAGGTCGTTACATCGTTCTCCCTCCTTCGATGATCAACATGCTGAAGCAATCTGAGCTACGTCAGGCGTACTTGACTGGGGATGCGACTTCGCCTCTCCGTAACGGTCAGGTAGGCATGGTGGATCGTTTCACTGTTTACCAGTCAAACCTCCTCCACACGCCAGCTTCTGGTACTGACGCTACTTACACGCACGTTCTTGCGGGTCACCCAAAGGCAATCACGTTCGCGTCACAGTTCACTAATACTGAAACTGTACGCCTCGAGACTACCTTCGGTGATGCTGTCAGAGGGCTGAAAGTTTACGGTTCATCTGTAGTTACTCCAGATTGCCTCGCTGTAGGTAAGTGGAAAGTCTAAAGACTGTCCAGGGGGCGCAAGCCCCCTTATTTAAGAGGATTTAGAGATGGTTGAGAAAACCCGTAAAGACGAAATCTTCGAAGAGGCAAAGGAAAAGTTTGACACCAAGCTTGATCGACGTTTGTCGCTGGAAGCTATGGAGGAGCAACTCAACGGTCTCAAGAAGAAACCAAAAGTTAAAGAAGCCAAGAAGGATGCGAAGAAGGTTCCCAAGACCCTCAGAAACACCAAGACAGGCAACACATTCGGACCTCTTCCCAACTGGGAGAGCAACCCTAATTTAGAAGTTATTGAGTGGGAGACTGAGTAATGGCAACGACTAAGGTAGTTGATATCCTTGACCGTGCTTCGATCATCCTCCAAGACAGCACCAACATTAGATTCCCTAATGCTGAGCTGTTGAAGTTCTTTAATGACGCACAGAAAGAAGTGGTGCTTCACCGCCCTGACGCGAAGACGGTAAATGAAGATTTTTCGTGCGCGACTGGCAGTAAGCAGACGCTTCCAACTGCGGCTCTCCGTCTGATTGATGTTGTTCGCAACGTCGATGGTCGTGCTGTTACGCAGGTAGCTCGCAAGATTCTTGATGAGTCACTGCCCTCATGGCACGAGACGACGGCTGGAACTAATGGTATCGAGCATTTCATTTATGACGCTGCTGATCCTAAGAATTTCTACGTCTATCCAAAAGCCGCCTCAGGTAGCCATGACTTAGAGATTGTCTACAGCTCAGCACCATCTGACATCGCCATCAGCAACTTTGGCTCTGATACCACAACTATCAGTCTTGATGATGTGTATGCGAACTGCATCTTGGATTACATCTTGTTCCGGTCTTATCAGAAGGACTCTGAGCATTCAGGTAACCAGCAGAGAGCGATGATGCACTACTCATCGTTCACCAATGCGCTGGGCGTGAAGACTAATGCAGATGCAGCAGTCACTCCGATGCCTAATACACCTGACGCGAACCAAGGACGAATCTAATGTTTTTTGCAGGACTGGCAGACCTTATCAGGGCAGAGGTACACGGCTGTCCAACCCCTATTATTAGCAACGCGGTAAGGGATGCCAGTATTGAAATGTGCAGTCGCACAGGCATAAATATTCACGAGAGTTCTATCGCAATTACAGCGGGTGCAACGCAATACAACATTGCAGGACTACCCGCAGAGTCAGAGTTAAACCACGTCGTAGATATTTTCGATGGCACTCAGGCGCTACAGCCCATCAGCTTCAACGAACTGAAAAGACGTTTGGGTGATGGCGATCAGGAAGGTAAGCCTAAGTACTACGCGCAGAAGGACAACACGGCAATCTACCTTGCTCCCAAGCCGCAAGAAGCTGACACCCTGCGAATTGTTTACACAGTTAAACCTACGCATGACGCCTCTGAGCTTCCCGACACGATAGGACTGGAGCATAAAGAAGTAATTATTCATGGAGCCTTATATCGGCTACAGATGATGAATGACCAGCCTTGGTCAACACCCACTCTAGCCGGAGTCAATAAAGATTTATTTGAGAAAGGCGTGGGTCGCATAACCAGACAAGTGAAGTATGGCTTCTCTGGTGGAACACTGACTTGTAAGCCACGTCCTTTCCTATGATAGGAGGCTTGCATGAGCATACTAAAATCACTTCTGGGTTCGCTCGGCTCAAGTGTTGTTGGCTTCCTAGATAACCGAAGTCAGCGAAAGCACGAGCAAAAGACCCAAGTCCTAGAGCTAGAGAAGCTCCGCCACGAGAAGCAAATCGAACTGATCCAGAACGGTCAGGAGCTTGATAATGCGTGGGAGCTAGAGCAAATCAAGAACTCAGGATGGAAAGACGAGTTTGTCCTTCTGCTCCTCAGTATCCCTTTAATAATGTCCTTCATACCAAATATGCAGTCGTATGTCGTAGACGGCTTTGGGGCGCTATCTAAAACGCCTGATTGGTATCAGTGGCTCATCCTAGCTGTCTTCACTGCGGTATATGGCATCCGCATCTGGAGACGCAAATGACAGGCTTTACCATCAAAACCTTTGGCGGTATCGCGCCAAAAATTTCTGATCGACTCTTGCCGAATGAGATGGCGACCAGAGCCGAGAACGTACACTTTGACTCAGGTCAGGCTACTCCGATCTATACCAACAGTGCGGCGACCATTACTCCGGTTCAGTCGTACACCATCGACGCGCAAACGAAAACACTCTTCAAGTTCAATGATTCAATTTGGATCGGCAGTGATGAGGACATCGATATCGTGCGCTCGCCTCTGGCGGAAGACCCATTCGAGCGGATGTACATCACGGGTATCGGGGGATCTAGCGGTTACCCTCGCATGGCTCTGGCTCAGAGTATCGGCAACAGCACCTACTACCGTCTGGGTTTGCCAGTTCCGCCAAGCATCACTACGGTTGCGGCGACTCCAGCCACTAACGAAGCTGATGTAGAGAACCCCGTTTCCAGAGCCTATACCTACACGCTTGTTACGGCGTATGGCGAGGAAGGTCCGACAGCGGTATCGCCCGTCAGCCAAATTATAGATGTATATAGCGATCAGACTGTTGATCTGACGTTCCCCTCTATCCCAGGTGGTGCCTACAACATCACAAAGCGCAGGGTCTACCGCACTGATGAGAGCGGAATCTTCCGTTTCGTTGCGGATGTGAACGCATCTGTCACCACATTTAACGACAGCGTTGCTGAAGCTAACCTCGGAGAGGAGGTTCCTAGCGCCACATGGGACGCGCCACCAGATGATGTTTCGGCAGATCACCCCAGTGGTCCTATGCAGGGGCTTGTTGCGTTACCTAACGGAATCCTTGCTGGCTTTGCTGGTAAGACTGTGTGCTTTAGTGAGGCGTTTCAGCCCCACGCTTACCCTGACGAATACAAGCTGACTGTCAAATCGGATGTGGTAGCGCTCGCCCCGATGACTAACGGCATTCTTGTTATGACAAAGGAAAAGCCAGCGTTCATCTACGGAATGCAGCCAGAGTCTATGTCTCTGTCCGAGATCGATTCAAACCACTCCTGCTCATCAAAGCAGTCAGTTGTAGATATGGGCGACTTTGTTATGTACGCCTCCCCAGATGGTTTGATTGCGGCTACCGAAACAGGGATCAGTGTCGCAACAGAAAACATCTATAGCCGTGAGCAATGGCAGGAACTCAATCCCAGCTCCATAAAGGGCTTTTTCTGGGAGGGTCATTACATTGGTTTCTACGATACTGGCACAGTGCAAGCCGGATTTATGTTCGATCCGCGAGGCGGCAAGAATGCATTCAGTGAACTGAACTGGCATGCAACCGCTGGTTATAACGACCTTGAAGAGGATGAGCTGTACCTCGTTGAGAGTGGCTCGGTTGTTAAGTTTCAGGGAGACGCTGGAAGACGATCCTTTACGTGGAAGTCAAAGGTCTTCCATACCGCCAGACCAATTAATCCAGGCGTCTTTAAGGTGGATGCCGAGAGCTATCCCGTTTCGGGAATTACGTTTCGGCTATGGGCAGATGATCAGCTCAAGCATACCGAAGCAGTTACCGATGCGAAGCTACATAGGCTTCCGTCTGGATACAAAGCAAACAGTTTTCAAATACAGCTTTCTTCCAATCGATCAGTGAATGAAGTCTGTGTTTACGAATCTCCTGAGGAAGTAAATGGCTAACAAAAGAAAAGGCAACGCCGCTGTCCCTCGCGCATGGGGGAACGTCGAGAAAAAATTTGGCGAGTCGATCAAGGAAAACCTTGATGTCTTGCTAGGTCACCGAGGTAGCGCCTTAGATAGAGCCGTTACCTTCAAAGACCTGCTAGATAGTGGCGCGTTGAAGCTCGCCAGCGGTGTAACTTTATCTAACTTCTCTGGTAGCTCTGGTGACGTGGAAGTTCCTGCACAACCTGGGACTGAGTATGAGATACCTAACCAGCCATACAACCTGACGGCTACAGCAGGACTGGAGCTGATCATTCTTGAGTGGGACTTGGTTGGCTATCTTGGTCACGCCTACGTTGAAATCTTCCGGCACACCAGCGATTCAATCTCTGACGCTACATTGTTGGCGAGAGTGCCTAGCCTTGGCGGTATCTTTACCGACCCCGTTGGTGAGTCGGCTACGTTTTATTACTGGGTACGAGCGGTCAACGAAAACAATGACCTTGGACCATTCAACTCTTCGATCGGAACATCAGCGACTACTGAAGCCAGTGTTAACAGAATCCTGACAACTCTGGCTGGATCTATTTCTGAATCAGAGCTGACAACAGCGCTTAGCACTCGAATCGATGATGCCGAAACAGATATTCAGAACCTCACCACGACCTATGGTTCTACCACTAGTGCCGCCGCTTCAGCCGCCGCCGCCGCACAGAGTGCGATTGACGCCAGTAATGAAGCCGCCGATGCCGCCAGTGATGCCATAGCGGCAGGTAATTCAGCGTCTTCCGCCGCGCAAGATGCGCTTGATACAGCGGCTGATGTTCTTACTACGGCGGCTGATGCAATAGCCACTTCTGGAGATCGCGCACAAACTCTGCTTGATCGACAGGCGACAGCGGCAGATGTGATTTCAACCAATGCCGATGCCGCCACAACGACACAGAAAGCAGCGGATGCACTACAGTCCGCACAGAATGCCTCGACTGATGCCGCCGCAACAGCGGCTGATGTTTTACTTACAGCGGCTGACGTTCAATCAACGAATAGTGATGCGCTGGCAACTGCCGCCGATGTTCTAAGCACAGGAGCCGACGTACTGGCGACTGCCGCAGACGTTCTAGCCGCCGCTAATTCCGCTGGTGCCGCACTGGCAAGTCAGGGGTTAGCAGCTGCTCAAGCCGGTGCCGCTTCTACATCTGCGGCACAGGCATTTACCAGTGAGACCAATGCGGGTCAGAGCGCAGGCGCGGCTTCAACATCAGCTAATGCGGCATCTACTAGCGCAGGTAATGCTCTTACATCTGAACAAGCGGCGGCAACGAGTGAGTCAAATGCTTCAGGTTCGGCAACTACGGCGACTACTCAGGCATCACTTGCGTCAACTAGCGCATCAAATGCAAGTACAAGCGAAGCAAATGCTGTGGCATCAGAGTCCGCCGCCGCCACAAGCGCAACAAATGCCGCTGGGTCTGCATCCACTGCATCTACAGCATCAACGCTCGCGGTGTCTGCACAAGGCGCGGCTGAGGATGCTCGGGACGGTATCGTCTATCAAAACTTCGCATTCGACGGCACGTTCCCTAACTCTGATGTTCCTCAGTGGGTCGAATCAGGTCACTGGGCAACCGATACCACCTATGCAAAATTTGGATCTCGGTCGATAAAACTACAAAACAAAAGCGTCAGCGGTGATATTTTCAGGAGCGATTTCCTCGACTCGTTTCCGCACATTGCTAACGGCGATAAGTTTACGTGGGGTGCGTGGGTTTACCTCGACGGGACAGGAACGACAAGCGAGCAGTTTGGTCTTGCAGGTGATGGTGGATGGGCAAAAGTATCGACCAGTACTCGTAATCAGTGGGTGTTTCTAACTGCCTCAGGTACGGCGGGCAACTATCCTGAAACCAACCAGCGAATCCTCCTTGAGCATCGAAGCATTCCGCTCGATTCGACTGATGACCTGTACGTTGATGGCATTATTGTTGTTAAGGGTGAAGTCGATCTTACGGCTGTTGAGGTTGATGACTCAGCGATTGGCGCAAGACACGAAGCAACAGATTCAGCCGCCGCCGCACTTACCAGTCAGCAAGCGGCTTCTGCAAGTCAGACTGCGGCAGGTCAAAGCGCGTCCGCCGCCAACTCGTCAGCCTTATCCGCATCTACAAGCGAGGGAAATGCATCTACTAGTGAAGGCAGTGCGGCAACGAGCGCGGGTAATGCGGCGACCAGTGAAGGAAATGCCGCGACCAGTGCAGGTAATGCCGCCGCCAGTGAATCAGCCGCCCTCATAAGTGAAACTGCCGCCGCAACAAGTGCGAGCAATGCCTCAGGATCTGCTTCATCCGCATCAACCTCTGCAATCCTTGCCGCGTCTGCTCAGAGTTCATCTGCGACACGTAACTTTATTCGCTACCTAGATCCAATCACGACCTATGGATCTACGGTCACTTCCAACGCAAATCCAGGGTGGCGGTACGTTACCGAAAAGACAGGTACAACCAATACGACAACAGGATCTCAAGCCTACGCTGTGCTAGATGGCGCAAGAGAAGAACCTGGATATGACTTTACACAGGGGCAAAAGCTCCGAGTGCAGTTCTATTACAACTCGTCAGCGGCTATCGACAATACTAATGTTACGTTGCGGCAGTCATCGACAGGAAATCTAGTCGGAACCAACTTTATTACCATGCCTTACGGCAGTAGCGGCTGGGTTCAGGTTGATCAAGTCATCACGATTGGTGCGAATTACACTGACTATTGCTTGGGATTCGACCGGATAACCAGTACCGGCGACTTTCTTATTTCAGACTTCAGCGTCACTGACGTATCTGAAAGCGAATCTGCTTCTGCAAGCGCCGCCGCTGCATTACTGTCAGAGCAAAGCGCTACTGCCGATGCGTCAGCCGCAGGACAATCCGCTAGTGCCGCAAACCTTGATGCCATAGCGGCGTCAACCAGTGCTGGACTAGCATCAACATCGGAGTCTAATGCCGCCACATCTGAGAGCAATGCGGCTGGAAGCGCCACGACCGCAACAACTCAAGCGGGTCTTGCCGCAACAAGTGAGAGCAATGCCAGCAACAGTGCCGGACAAGCGGCTATCAGCGCTACCAATGCGGCAACGTCTGAAAGCAATGCCTCAGGCTCTGCCTCAAGTGCATCCAGTTCATCTACGCTTGCGGCATCGTCAGCTAATGATGCCAAGGCTTTTCAGATACAAACGCAGAAACAACAGCGCGGCATGCTAGCGATCAGTGAGCGCATCGCAATGGTGGGCAATACCTACTACATCGCTGTTGAGGAAGACGACACTCCGATCTACAAGAATGGCTCGCTCTTGGCGACCATGGATCGAGGGCAGAATACAAACAACACGTTTACGCTTGCTGTTGGTGACTCCCTCACATCGACTAAGCCTTTCAATGCGACGACATCAGACAACATCCCTATGGCGTCTGTTGCCAACGCGGGACGCTGGTTTGGTTTGCATGCTGATCGTTACTTGCCATACGAGGTTCGAATTTATCCTCTGGCGGATGGCGAGGCGTATATCCGAATCGAGGAAGCAAACTCATACTCCTACTCTGATTTTTCAAATCAAACGCCTGTTTCTCTGACAGCAAACACAATGCTGTATCAAACCAGTGTTGACCACTCTGGTGCTGGTGATGATGGCAACTTGGCAATACATACAACCTGCGACTGCTTGGTCTGGGTGAGGACGACATCAGGCGTTGATAAGCAGTTAGTTCACCCTGCCTCAGAATCAATTTTTGTAAGACCCGTCGGAGCGGACACCATGAACGTGATTGGTCCGAATGCCAGCGCGTCAAATAACACCATTACACGGAAGTATGTATCTAACGGACCTTGGCGGCATTCTGAGAACTTCGACACCCTCGTTTGGGGTAATACTATTGGGGACGGAGCGGGAACTGACGGCGCAACCCACATGCCTCAGGAGTCACTGGGGGATGAGTACATCTTTCCGTATCACACGATGGAAGATTTCTACATCGCATCGTTTGAGCCAAACCTAAACGTCAAGGTTTTTGATCGCACAAACACGGAAATCTTTGACATTGATGTTGTTTCGGCAGGAGCCGGACATCAGGAAGGCGATTCCTCTGGAAGCTCTGGTCAGCCAAGCTCTATAGGCAACACAGACGGACCTTTCTACTTTACGGGTAATCAGCCGTTCTATCTGCTTGTCAATATGTCAGCGGATGAGGAGCCACTCTTAGGCTACCGTCGTGACATGAAGCAGGTCGGCACAGCGAAAGGTGCCGCCATTGCTTCTATCCATAGCGCCTCAGAAGCCAGCACCTCTGAAACTAATGCTGGTCAGTCTGCACAAACAGCGACCAATCAGGCAGGTGCGGCAAGCACCTCGGCGGCGAACGCACTTACCAGCGAACAGAACGCTTCTCAATCTGAGACGAACGCTACAGGCTCCGCATCAGCGGCGGCAACGTCAGCAACTAATGCAGCGACCTCCGAAAACAATGCTTCAACTAGCGCAGGTAACGCCGCGACATCAGCTACTCAAGCCGCTACTAGTGCATCGAATGCGGCTGGTTCAGCAAGCACTGCGACTACCTCTTCAACGACTGCGGCTTCCGCCCAAGCGGCGGCTGAGCTTGCACAGGAAGCGGCAGAAGAAGCGCGTGATAGCGTCATTTTGCAGAGTCTGGTGGCAGATGGTGGAGCTGAAGAGACTGACCTTCTACTGCGTGGCACATACGGACAGAACTTAGACTGTGAAGGCTGGAATACGTCGCAGTTAGAGACCACCACATCAGAGGCTTATGAAGGAATTCAGTCTGCTACCAACATAGACAACAGCATATTTAACGATAGCATCATTGATATTTACACGACTGGCATTCCCCAAGTCACGGGTGACACCTACACATGGGCGGCATGGGTCAAGAAAGATTTTAACGACGACATCTATTTTGTCCTTAACCAGCACGGTGGCTGGGCTAGCGGTAACCACAGAGTCACAGGAAACTGGGAGTTCGTCACAGGACAAGGGACTGTTGCTGGATCATTCACGCCGGATAAACCTATTCAGCTCGATATGCGTGGTCATAACACATCGTCATCAGGCAATGTGTACATCGACGGGCTTCGCATTTTCCGAGGACTCAAACAGTTAGATCGAACACTGACTCTCGGCTCAAGCTGGGTGAAATCCGGCGTCACAGAAAACACAGGAATATCAGATCCAGATGGTGGCACGTCAGCCTACGAGTTCACGGGAATCGATAGTGGCGACTATGGGTATGTTCAGGCTATATCTCCAATCAAAGCGGGAGAGACCTATGAGGCGTCTTACTATGTAAAAGACGTAGTAGGAACTATACAGATACGAATTGCTCGCTCCTCTGGCGGTGCGTTCGAATCAAGCATATTTAGTCTGCCCTCAAGTACTGGCGTTTGGACTAAGATCTGCGTCAGTCACACATTTGCCAATGACCACAATGGCGCTCGGGTAGACTTTATCGGTCACTCAGGGGTCAGTAACGGATCATTCAAGCTATACAATCCACAGCTACGCCAGGTGGATATGCTTCCTTACGATGACACAGCGAAAACTGCGTCATTCAGGGCGGTTACAAGCGCAGATGCAGCGATCACCTCTGCTCAGCAAGCGTCTGCCAGCAACACCTCTGCGGGACAAGAAGCCGCCGCCGCCGCCGCGTCAGCACTCGCGGCTTCGACCAGCGAAAGTAACGCATCTGCCTCTGAGTCTTCAGCGGCAAGCTCGGCAACCAACGCATCAGGCTCCGCATCGACTGCATCATCTCAAGCCACCCTAGCGGCGACAGCGCGAACAGGTGCAGAAAACGCAAGAGACCTTGCGCTCAGTGAGATAGCGGCGTCTGGTCCTAGTCGTTTTAACCCGATCCTTGAGAACTGGGTCCGTAACAGTTACGACAACAATCTGTTGAGTACAGACGATAGATTTATATCCGACGATGGCATGTCCGCCACGTACTTCACGATCAATGATGCGGAGTTTGGTGATGCTTACATCTTCACCAATACGGGTACAAATGAGACGGTAGGTCCAGCTCGTTCTTATCCCTACGGATCTGACAAGGTCTATTTCATACGGGCGATCTATCGGGTCACCACGGACTCTTCAACGTCGAACAATAGTGGTGATATGAACACATACATTGGAGCCACAACTCGCGGTGAAGATGGCACCACCATGTATGAGAACTGGCAACCGTTCTACAGTCACAAGCAGGTGTCTGACGGTGTGTCGGAGATATCAGGGATCATTCATGGTGAAGACTATGCGGCATCGTTGATAGGCGGATTGTCTGTTGTCTCCGATTTAAATATCACGAACACCAACAACGTCACCGCCTCACAGCTAAGCACTACAGCATTAGCCAGCCAAAACGGGTCGATGACCGATGCGGTCTCTATCGGTTTCCATATTCGTCAGAACGCGGGAGGCAGCTCTGATGGTCGCTTAGCCGTCAAGTCTTACGAAGTTATCGACATTACTAATGTTGTTAAGGCAGAGATTGAGGCTGATAACGCAAGCACCAGTGCCGCCGCCGCTCTAGTAAGCGAAGGTAACGCGAGTGCATCTGAAACAGCGGCTGGGCAATCAGCAAGTACAGCCACATCAGAAGCACTGGCGGCGTCTACCAGTGCGGGTGCCGCACTAGCATCCGAGCAAGCGGCGGCATCTTCGGAGACCAACGCTCAGGGATCAGCAAGTTCAGCGTCAAGCTCATCTACCCTTGCGGCTACCGCTCAATCAGCGGCTGAAACAGCTAGAGACACAGCGATTGATACGGCGATTGTTCTGGGTCAAGACCTCATGGTCGAGCCTTATGAGCAGTGGACAGATCGTGGAGCCAGTAGTGCCTCGACCGTCACTAAGTCGCAAATAAGCCTGCTATCAGACGGCTCATTTGTAACTAACGATTCCGACTTTGGAAACGCTTTTGTTTTTGACAACAACATAAACCTTACACTCGGACCTGCATTCCCGATGCCCTACTCAGACGGGCGAGTTATAGAGATTTTCTGCCAGTACAAGGTTCATGATGATGGAGTTAGTGGAGCGGGACAGCGATCAAAGCTAGGCGTGTCCATTCAAAACGGCACCACCATGCTTCAATCAAACGCTCAGACTGTCAATCTAACTAGGACTGTCGCGAATGGCGTGACCGAACGCACAGCATGGTTCTACTCGTCTGCGGCTGTAGTGCCAACAAATCTTCCTGCAAATGTAGATGGCGTCAGTGTGGGTGGTTACAGTGCCGCAAACGCTATCTATCCGCACGTAAGACAGACTGTATCTACAGGTTATGACGGTGGTCACACCATTGGAACGCTCCGCGTTCGCGACGTTACTGAGGTAGCCAAAGCACTAAAAGAAGCAGAGGATGCCGCGTCATCAGCAGGTGCCGCGCTTTCTAGCGAACAAGCCGCTTCTGCCTCTCAAACTGCGGCAGGTCAATCGGCGGCTACGGCAACTTCAGAGGCACAGGCGGCATCTACCAGTGCCAGCAATGCTTCTTCCTCAGAGTCTGCCGCCGCGTCGTCAGCTACAAATGCAGCAGGTTCTGCATCGACAGCGACAACTCAAGCAAGCTTGGCGTCTGTTTCGGCAGGACAGGCACAAAATCTATCTCAGGGCGGGTACATCTCCACCAAGACTTTTGAGTCAGGTGATGTTGGCTTCTGGGTAGCGTCAGGAAGTCCGGCTGTAACGGTAGTGAATGTTCCAGCAACTCACCCACTGGGAAGAACCAAAGCCCTTAGAGTTCAGTCTCGTGATGCATTCTGCACCAGAACAGATGGTGTTGCGTTTACCAGTGTTGATGGGAACTTCCAAGAAAGCGCACACGACAGAACATTTAGGGTTACGGGTTACGTCTATAACGATGGCTCTGTTGATGCCAACTTTGGATTGCGAAGTTCAAACCTAGCAAACAGCAATAATTCGTTCCCTACTGGTGGAGCGGCATCTAGCTCTCAAACAGGTGTGTGGCGTCAATTCTCCTCCGAGTTCACAGTAAGTCACAGTGCAGGTGCTCAGTTTATTCCTTTCTTGCAGAACAGCGGCTACGCATCAAACGGCGATACGCTCGACTCTTACTGGACGGATCTCGATTTAGTAGACATAACGAGCGAGGCAGAGGCAGAAGCTTCAGCGGCAGCGGCGGCTATCAGCGAGTCGAATGCAACTCAGTCTGAAACCAACGCTAGTGGCTCGGCATCAGCCGCTCTGAGCAGTCAGACACAGGCGGCTAACAGTGCGAGTGCCGCAAGCGGTAGTGCCAGTAACGCGGCTAACAGCGCTTCACAGGCGGCAGTATCAGAGAGCAACGCTTCCGGTAGTGCAACTGCGGCGGCTACCTCTGCAACCACAGCGGCAACAGCAAGAAGCCAGCTAGACCTAGTTGATAAGGGCGTATCAAACGCAGGATTTGAGGCAGACCCACTAGGCGACGGTATCCCCAGCGGTTGGGAGGCTGACGGTCAGCGTTCGGACTTCCCTAACGACATTGGTATGACCAGTACGGTCTATGCAAGTAGTTCGTTTGGGTCCACTCAATCGTTTGGTAAAACAGTATCGTCGGCAAGTACGGGTCACTGGATACGGCTAAGTAAATACTTTGTGGCACAACCGTCTCAGATCATGAATGTGGAGATGGACGTGTTCCTAGACGGGACATCAACAAGCTCGAATAACCGAGCAGGTAACTGGATCGACGAGGACGATGTCTTTGTTATCTTCAACTGGTATGACGCAGATGGTTCGGCTGTCTCTTCGACCGCAGTAAAATCCGCTACGTCTAAATACAACAACGACAACTCAGGCTGGGTTTCTGGGACAAGCCGAGCGCCTCAGTCGGCATGGTTCACTTACGATTGTGATACCGCAACAGCTCCTGCGAATACAGCCTATGTCCGCATCGATATCATTCTTATCGACGACCAACCAGAGAACTTATGGGATTCCACTGCTGACCTACTGAATTATCAAACGTGGGCTAACGGCGGTAACTTCAGGGGCTATATTGATGATGTTCAATTCAAGTCTTCGAATGGCGCAGTTCTGGAGATCAGCAAAGCCACTCTGGATGCGGCAACCAGTGCGGATGCGGCGGCTACATCAGCATCCTCAGCGGCGGCTAGTAACACAGCGGCAGGACAATCAGCCAGTGCGGCGGCAGGAAGCGAACTAGCGGCTTCAACGTCAGAATCGAACGCAAGTACCTCAGAGTCTAATGCCGCAACCTCAGCTACGAACGCATCTGGGTCTGAATCTGCGGCGGCTTCATCCGCTTCTCTTGCGGCATCAACACAGGCGGCGTCGGCATCAAGGGACTTTGTTCCTTTCTTCGATCCATTTGTTGCGGGCGGTGGAACAAACTCAGCACCAACTCCAGGTTGGAGAACGGCGAGTGTAAAGACTGGCGTCACAAACCCAACTACCGGATCACAAGCGATTGCCATCCTTGACGGGGCTAGGCAGGAGCCTCCATACAACTTCTACAGTGGGCAGAAGATACGAGTTAGTTTCTATTACAACTCCTCGGCGGCTATCGATAATGCAACTGTCGTTCTGAGGGCAGGTTCGGCGGGTAGTCTTTTATCTGGCTTCGCACCGATTACTATTCCTCATAGCA